TTTTTTTCTTATCATTGATAAACGCTTTCGCAATTTCTATAGATACTTTTCTCATTAATAAAACCTCCAAGTTTTATGTTTCTTGAACCCCATTGTGGGATTCTCTTCAGCTTGTTAATTCAAGGACACTGGAGGTTGTGTCGGTAGTTCTTACTCTTCCCTAGTTAAGACTGTTTTAGCTTTCGCCTAATTTGGTCTTAGTTCAAGAGGAATTTTATTCCCTTAAAGAATCTCAGAGAGATTCACCCACGCCCATTTGTTTTAAGTCAAGGTCTCGTTCCAACGACTACTGGCTTTATATTTCACCAATACAAGTATTTAAACAGATTACCGCATCATTGTCTAATCATATTTATCTATATATCTGATAGCTAAATGAGATCATTACCAAGAAGACAATAACCAGTTAATATTCAATCTATGGAAAACGACAAAACAAAACCAAAACTCCAAGTAATAAAAGCAGATGATCTAACCATTAAGCAGAGGTCATTCGTTAATGAGATTGTTAAGGGCAAGTTAGGAAGTTATAAAGAGGTCTATGCGAAAGTCTATGATGTCTCTCTAACCAAAGGAGGGAAGATACCTAAGTGGGTAGAGGTTGAGTCATCTAAGTTAGTTGCGAACCCTAAGATAGCACTAAGCATACAAAAGGCTTTAGAACGTAAAGAGGTGTCAGCAGTAGCATCTAGCCTTAGGACAAGAAACTATGTCATAGAACAGCTTTATAAAGAGTCCAAAGAGTCTGATAGTGATTCAGCTAGGATTAGAGCCTTAGAGTTACTAGGGAAGTCAGTAGCTATGTTTACAGACGTAACTGAGCAAAAGGAGACAAGGGATAGCATAGACATAGAGCAAGACATAGAAGAGAAGATCAGTAGGTTATTAGATAGAGGAGGAGATTAATTCCAGAGAGTAGGGAAACACCACCCTATTTTTGAGCCATTATAAACAGACCCCCACCCCCCTGTATGTACCCGTCAATCGCAGGACATACATACATAGTGATTTGCACAAACATATAGCTATTTTCCCAATAGGGTACTAATTGCATTTTGCTAGCAGGTAGATATTAGACCCCTACCCCCTATTTTTGTAGAAAAAAGTTGGGTCCCATACCCCCCCATATATTTTTTTTGTAAATATGTTGACTTTTCATGTGAAGACCTGCAATATTGTAGAATCTGTAGATACATATACCTAGTACATACCAGATATTAGTACATACCTCTCGTATGTACCTACTATAGGAACTAGATAAGATTTTTAATTTGGTATATAGATTAGTAGGTATATACTAGATATATGAACTCACAAGTTTTATCAAAGATTCAGAATTTATCGCTTGAAGACAAACAAGAGTTGCTTAGTCTCTTAGAAGAATTAGATGAGGCGAAAGCTAGGGAGGCTTGTAGCGATCATTATTTGAAGTTTGTTTATGAGATGTGGTCTGCTTTTATCCATGGTAAACACCATGAAGTAATGGCGGAAGCCTTTGAGAGAGTTGCTAATGGTGAACTTAAACGTTTAATCATTAATATGCCTCCTCGTCATACTAAATCTGAATTTGCATCTTACCTATTACCTGCATGGTTCTTAGGAAGATACCCAGACAAAAAGATTATACAGACTGCTCACACTGCTGAGTTAGCTGTAGGATTTGGGCGAAAGGTCAGAAACCTTGTCAACAGCAAAGATTTTAAAAAAATATTTCCAAACGTCAGTTTGCAGGCTGACTCTAAAGCAGCAGGGCGTTGGAACACTAACAAAGGTGGTGAATATTTCGCTATCGGTGTAGGTGGTGCTGTAACTGGTAAAGGTGCTGACCTGCTCATCATTGATGACCCTCACAGTGAACAAGAGGGTGCTAGTTCTGATATAAATGTTTTTAACCGAACCTACGAGTGGTACACATCAGGTCCTCGTCAGCGTTTACAGCCTAATGGCTCTATTGTCATGGTAATGACAAGATGGCATCAGAAAGACCTTACAGGTCAAGTCGTGGATGCTAGTATCAAAAGAGGTGGTGCAGACCAGTGGGAAGTCATAGAACTTCCTGCAATTTTACCTTCGGGTTTTCCTCTATGGTCTGAGTTCTGGAAACTAGAAGAGTT